CACGGGCTAGCATGTCGTCGCCCAACGCCATCGCTACTACTGATTGCGGCTTCAACTCTATCATTGCAGCGTGCAAAATCGTCAAATTCCACCAGGTGTTACGGAAAGTAGTATCCGTAGCACCTGTGGGCAACTGATTCTGAAGCTTTGCTGTAATGCCGTGCTTGGAATTTTTTACTTTGAAAGTGTTTGTACGCATATGCAGCCGCACAAACCACTCCGGGCATCCCAAGACGCGCATAAGCGCAACTTCAATCAGTTGGACATCAGCACACTGAAACTTGTCGTTCGAGCTAAAGTCGCACTCAACCCAAAAATCATTGTCATGTTTCCTTTCGAGATGATGAGTGTACTCACAAGGTGTTTTTCGGTAACTGGTATGGTATTGGTACTTCTTTTGGTGCTCCTTCATGCCTTCAAGGCAATGATCCAAACGTCTCATGAGCTCATTAAAAATGGGCCCAGAAATTGCATTGTAGACGTCGGTTCCCTTGAATATGACACGGGGAGCCCAGTTAGGCTTGTGGGTGACAAGGAGAGCCTCAACTTTGACAAAAATGTCTTTGCCTGTGTAATCCTGCAAAGTCACATTGCACAAATCATTGAGTGCCCTAGTCATCCTAGCTTGCTTTTCAGTACCAAATTTTGCCAGCCAGGCCTTGTAAAGATGGTCCGTCCATTCGAACGGGACAAGGGGCTTCGGGCAAACAAGTTTCGTCAGTTCCTGGGCTGCATGAATAATCTTCGGAGTTGCTCTTCCGGCATTGAAATAATTGCATCGTTTCCTGAAAGCTGCCACAGTATTGTGCCAACCATTATCAGGAACGACAGGATGCAAGTGGCGTAGTAACGGGCCACATTGCACTGCCTTCTCGCGACTTACCTGCACTGTGCGGGGCAGTCGCATCCGCGTCCCCTTGATAGGTGCGACAAGCGGATTAGCAATCTGATGATAATCAGCAGTGCTTTCGACATACTGGTAGCGACCTGGCCCTCGGAGCATCATGCACTGATCCCCGAGGCGACTGGTCGGTGTTGGTGTTGGTGTTGGTGTTGGTGTTGGTGTTGGTGTTGGTGTTGGTGGTGG